CCAATAATTCTTTCATTTTTGTAGTACTTCCGTTTGCTTCGTTATAGATCAGCTGTAATGCTTCCTGGAAAGAACGTCCGGAAAAGGCTGCATCACCCAGGTGGTTAGCCGTTCCCATGATTGCCGCACGTATCTTAGTCATAGCTTCAGCTGTCGGAACTCCTTGTTTAGTTATTGATACGACAGCTGCTAGCACGTCTTCAATATCAATACCAAAGGACGAGGCAATGGGAGCAGCTTGTGCAATGCTTCTCCCGAGTTCTCCCATTGTTGTTTTACCGAGCTTGGCTGTGGTAAACAGCATATCAGAAATGTTTTCAGCTTCAGAAGCTCCTTTCTTGTATGCATTTAGAATAGTAGTGATGGCATCCGCAGAAGTAGCAGTTTCTGTAACGCCACCGATTGCTGCTTTTGCAGAAACTTTTAAAATATTCATAGCATCCGCTCCATCATGTCCGGCAGATACAATCTGATATAGTGCTTTAGCTGATTCTACGGCTCCGACTGGAATCTCTCTAGTCATATCAATTACACTATTCATGAAATCGGTAAGACTGCCTTTTATTCCGCTTGAAAGTGTTGCAACTTCCTTCATGCTTTGCTGGAACTGCTTTTCGAAGTTATACGCTTCTTTTGCTGCTTGAGTAAAAGCAATCCCCGCACTAATGCCAATCCCTCCGAATACATCAAAAGCGGTAATTTCACCGGCCATTGCCTTAATGATTCCCATCGCTTCCTGACGCCCGGAATATAGCCCTGAATTATCTATACCCGTAGCGAAATATAACGCACCATCTTTATTCTGAATACCCATATAGCATTTATTCTTAAAATATAAAGAGGAGGTAAAATTTGGCTATTTCGAGAAGAATGAGCATCTTTGCAGTGTTCTAAGACCAAGGAACGAATTTTTTACTTTACTCTAGGGAGTTGACAAGCCTACTATATCACAATATAGGCTATCAATTCCCTTTGCTACATAATCCCTAGTGTGAATGAAAGATTATGTTCCTTGGTCGGAAAGAATAGGGGAGAGATAGCCTTTTTCTATAATATATAAATTACTATTCATTAGCGCCATGACCAAGGAAAATGAGAACGTATCTGTAACGAATAAAAGGAACTACACAGAAGAAGAAATCAATGCTGCTTACAAGAAGGGCAAGGATGAAGGAAGAATTGAAGGGATGCTCGCTTATCAGAAAAGATTGATTGAGAATCTACAGCGAGATAATGCATCTCTCAATCAGAAGCTTCAGGAGATTAAAAAATAATCCCCCATATCTTCACAGATACAAGGGACTAGAAAACATACTCTAAACCAATTTATAAAAAAACAGTTAACCTAATATATAAACACAATGGCAAATTACCTTATCGTTTGACCTTTCCAGCAATATCGTTATATTTCTTTATCCTGACTGTCTTACTAGGGTCATCAAAAGACGGAAGTTCTACCCACTCGTAATCTTGCCCTTCAACATTTCCGTCTTCGTCAGTCGTTTTATTACGCTGTTTCATCACAAATGAGTACTCCTGAAGTAATATCTCTATTAATCCATAGCTACTATCCAACGTTTGATTAAACGTTAATCCTAGAGCTTCCTTTGCAATAACTAAGAATCTGCTTTGGTTATATCCTTCCAGCTTTGCAGATTCTTCCGAGCGGCTATTATCTCCGTCTCTCGTAGCGGGCTCACGTTCCGAAGCATCGTGATAGAGGTACAAAAAGGGTGGTACCCTATGCGATATATGATTGCATTGAATAATATGCGTATATCCTCCCATGTTGTATTGTCAATGAGGGCGTTTTTAAACCATGCCGGCGGATCACTTGGCTTGTTATGAATGCCCAGGCAAACGACATCGAGAAGTAGTCCTCCATATTTATTCATCAATTCTGGAAAATCAGCATTCAGCTCACCATCTTTAACAATCATTTTATCAATATCTTCTTTTTCAATTTCAAGGAGAAGTGGACGAATTCTAAACCATGTCCGGACAGTGATAGGCTTTATTACAATACAATCACCGGGATCCTTTCCTTTCGGAATAGAATCTCGGTTAGTAAAATCAAATGGAATCTTGACAGGCTGCTCCGTTACGGATTCCGATTCTTGCTGAAATAAGTTCTTTATACTCATAATTTCCTCAAGGAGCCTAGCCCGTTGTACTTCCAGGCAATACATTCAGTTATTCGCGACTAACTTTCAATACTTTCGGCTCCATTCTTCAATAGTTTGCTCCTGCAGGCGGATTCGAACCGCCGGTATCTACATAACCAATGTAGCGCTTTTACCAACTAAGCTATACAGGAATCCAATTAGTTATTTCTTAGCTGCACTTGGGGCAGCTTCTCCGCCCTCGATATTCGCTGCATTTGCGGGAGCTTCTCCACCTTCAAGAATGCTAACTACTTCGCGCATGAAAGCGGTCTGTCTCTTACCTTCTGCAGTAATAGCAGACTGCATATATACACGAACAAGTAACAACTCTGCCTGCTCTGATCCCGGAGCCTGTGAAATCTTTGAGGCAATTTTACCATTGACGATGGTATAAACCACTTTCTTTCCGTCTTTAGGCAATGTCTCGCACTGAAACGTTTTTGAAATAGAGGGAGTGTTAATAGGCTTTTTCCAAATGTTTTTTCCTCCTGTTGTATCTACTTCACCGCCTGCCAGTTCTTTAAGGACTTCATTGGATGGAGTAGGGATGGAGAACTCAACATAATCTGTTGTATCTTTCACCAGCTCAACATAAAGGGGTTCTTCACTACCTTCTACTTCAATCTTCACTTCCTTGGGATCTGCAAAGTTAAATGCAACACTTCCTTTTGTCGGAAGAGGAAAATCTTTGAGGTCCGTTCCTGGAACACCGTCACCGACTGTTCCGAATTTAATTTTACCTACGCCCATAGCGATAGGTCTTACTTCTCCTGCCATAATTATTGATCTATTAAAATTTCTAATCTAATATTTGTACAAGCAAAGCCCTCTTTCAAGTCCGGCATTGGAACACTCCAGAGAACTGTCACTTCTTTACATGTACCGTCATTGCTATTGATTGAATCAAGCGATTTCCTTACCTTACGCCTAAGTTCCTTCATGCGTTGACGTCGGGGCATGCCGTTTTCATTCAAAGGGACAAAGATATTGACGTTAACAGGCACTTTATTAATGAAGTCGAGCTCATTCAATTGCAGGTGATTGATAATGATATGTTCATTAGTAACACCCGATTCCGATGCATCCTTGTAAATCATAACATTAGTTTTTGCAGTAATCACAGCATCGTAGACTATATCTACAGCGTCGAATTCATCCATAATCAAATCTTTCTAAAAACAGATTTCAATGTATCTCTTAGATATTTCTCACATTGCGTATTAGCCCCTGAAACGACTTCATATCCTTTAGCTTCCACGGCAGCCGCATATTCCATTCCTGCAACACCTACCAATACATAACCACCAGTATACGACAGTGAGACTTCTTCTGCAAGCCTACGACCTTTATACTTACCGGTTGTCTTATCAGTTCCTTTGTCGCCCTCCTTAAAGTTTTCTGTAACCACTTCGCCATCTTTGGCTATTATATATCCAATAGAGCTTCTAAGGTTACCTGTTTGGTCTTTATATGAACCACTCCGACGAGCCACTTCGATAAACTTTTCACCTCCAGCTTGCAGGAAAACAAGCATCTTATCTTCTGCCTTACTTTGAAAATGGTCGAACCAGCGTTCCATTTCATCAAAGGTGAATAGGGGAGTCATGCCGTTTTTCATACGTTGATAATTGAATGTGATTGATAAGGTTCCCAACAGATAATCGGTACGTCAATACCTTTGGAAGCGACTTTCAAACGCAAAAACTTACTACCTGATTGAGGCTGAATTTTGGTATAGAAATAACCATGCACTTGCGCTTCATCACCAGCCGAATTACGTTTATAGATAACAGTACCATCACTTACAGGATCATAACGTCCAGGAACGGATATTTCAATCGGTTTCCCCGGAACCCATTCACCGTTTACTGTCTTTCCGTTAACGTCGATAGTGACTATCGCTGTATGTGGATATCGTTTTACCATCTGTTACCAGCTCTCCCTTTGATAATGATTCGTTTCCCAAGTTTAGCAGCTTTCTCCGGCTCCCCGTTCTCTATGTACAGTTGCTTTGCAGTCTGAATATAGAAAGAACGGGGATGAGTGATAGAAAGCTTGTTTTCACTGAAATCTTGAGAGTTTACCATCATGGCATACATATCAGCGACACAAAGACCGACTTGCTTCATGCTTTCAGTAGTACATTCCGCTTCGGGGTTGATACCCCGCCTAACGAAGACTACCTTATCCAAGAAGCCTTCCATATCCCCAATAGATGGATATTCCAGTATTGTTTCTCTGATTGTTGCCATTATAGTTTACTCTTCATCTGTTTTTTCAGTATCTTCATCGGCCGCCCATTCCTTGGCATCAGTTTTCATGATATACATTGCATCAGGATCGTTAACTACCGGGATGGCATTAGCTTCTGCTTTAGTCCACTCTTTGAACGGTTCAAGTTCAGACCACTTGCTGATAAAAACAAAGTCTTTTTTCAGTGTTGTTGCTTTCTTCTTGTACTCGACAGAATGTTCCGCTGCAATAGGACCATGTTGGATGTCACCGCATTGTAAATCTTCCAAAAAACAGATATTAGCGGCTTCCCATGGATTGATCGTAGTGCGATTATGAGAAGCATCTTCAATACGAACAGCCGGGCTCACTAAGACAATTTGAACACCTTCTGTATTCTCTTGTGCAGAGAGATATTCATTGATAACTTTCTTGGAGATAGTCAGCTTTTCTTTCTGATTGATCCAGCCTTTAACTTTCTCGATAACGGCTTTCTGTTTCTTCAATAAAGCAAATCGATCTTTACGCATCACTACGTACTTAATGGTAACACCATCAGCAGAGGCAGAAACTACTGTATCTTCAATGTCTTGCAATCCGTCTGCAGTGTTTGCATTTGCCCAGTCAGCAGCAGAAACCTTTTTATTTTCATTCTTCATACCACAACCAACAAATTCCTCGGTAACAATACCGTTATTATTGCTTGAGTTTAGAGTGAACCCACCTTTAGACATCAGCTGCATGCACCACCATTCGAAACGTCCACGAACAGCGTTATATACAAAGTCCTGATCTTTGAAAGCGAGGTCAAGGATAGATTTCAAATCCGAATCACCTTCACAATCACGGCTAAGTTGCCGGTATTCGTTCCAGTCGCTTTCATTCATACCACGCTTAACGGCAGTCTTGGGGATATCACCTGACATCTTACCTATAACTTCACGTTTCTTTTGCGGTGCAGAAGAATCAAAGCTGATAACGTCTGCAATAACAGGAGCACCTTTCTCTCCGGTCAAAGTTTCCCATTTCAGAGAATCTTTCTGCTTTACACCGAAGAAGTTAGGGAAGAAGACCGGCTTAACCTTACGTGAGTTAAGTCGTGCTCCCATGTTCTTACGGTTCACTTGTTTAATTAAACTTCTTTCCATATATCATTATTTTAATGGATTAGACAAAACGAATAAAACCAAGCGTTGCCTTCAGGTCTTTATCAATCGGGTAAGGCATTACACTCTCATTAACAGTACCACGCACAAGGAGACCAGACTGTTGATTTGCAACAGTTACATCTACTTTGTTCATAGTAATAGCTTCCGGTACATACTTGAACTTGGCGGCATTAGCAGCAGCTTTTACGTTAGCCAAAATAAGCACATCACCAATAGCAGCAGCACCAATAGCACCAGCAACGGTAATTGTATCATAAGAAGCATTGCTCTTATCAATAGCAGCAATCAAATCAGACGCCCCCTTAAGAGCACCGCCAACTGTAATTGCTTCTCCGACTTTAAACAGATGCCCTTTTGCGACTTGTACTGCCGTGGCAGCAGCAGCGACGGCGGCTGTAACCTTTGCCGTTTTTACGACATGATAAAGTCCATTGGAATCTTTACCCACAATCACAAGCGGAGGAAGTTCGTCAATGATTCCCTTCAGTTCCGCACGAGCGATGGTTCCACCGCCTTGGATGTCCTCGATAATCTTCTCTATACCGGGAGCATACTGAAATTCAGTTTCTTTTTTTCTAAACATAATACAATGAATTAATTATTAATCTTCCAGACCGAGGCTGGCAACTCCGTTATCAGAACCTTCTTCATCTTCCATCAAGTCCAGCCATTCTTTCTCTGAACGCTCTTTCGGCTTGTAAGAGTTAGGCTTGTAATCACCACCGGCGACTTCATCATCAATAACAGATTGTTTGATTTCGGCAAATTCTTCTTGAAGCTCTTTAATCTGGTCTTCAACAGAAGTTTCAGAATTGACATCAATACGATTAAACCATTTTGCAGGGAGTTTAGAATCTGCAAACAATGCTTTAGCAGATGCCTGCTTCGTAGAAGTAGTGACTGTTGTAGCGACAGTAGAGACAGATGCAGCCAACTCGGAAATCTGTTTCTGCTGGGCTTTCAACAACTTAACAACAGAAGCAGGCAAGCCTTCGAGATCTTCGTCCTCGTCTTCATCTTCTTCGTCATCTTTCGGCTTCTTAGTTTTTTTAGTCTTAGTTGTCTCAATAGGTTTTCCATCCTTCAAACCGTATTTTTTCTCATAAGCGGCAATAGCAGCATCAATACTGGCTTGACTGCCTTGTTCATTTGATACCAAGTCCGGAAGAATATTATCCTTGAATAGCCCAATATAGTTATCCAGATTCTCTTCACTTTCGATGTCAAAAAGAGCTTGCACCTTGGCCGCATACTTTTCAGGAATTCCAGCTTTTTTCAAAGCTGCTTTGATGGTTGCTAAAATCTTCATACTTTTTTCCTTAAAATATATTGGGAGTAAATTTTTCCTGCTTATATATTTTATTTCAGAACCAAATGCATACATTTGCAATATGGATAAGAAGAAAGAATATAAAGTCAAAGCTAAAGCACTCGCTCTTCAAAATGGATTCGACCAAGTTTCCTACTATGGAGAATGGAATGGCTATTTGGCATATACAGCATCCCGGAAAGAAGACAAGGAGTGCTGTATTGGATATCCTCAATTTATCCTAGTAAAAGATGATACTGCACATCTGGCACCATATATACAATCACCAGATATCATGGGTATAGTTTCCATGCCAAAAGATTACAGCGAGACATTGCTATAATTTTCTCACTATTCCGTCAATAATATCAGTATTCACTAATAAGTTATCTACACGAAGCACATTTACCCCATATTGTAGTTTTATTCTCTTTGATATGTCAGCCCAATTAACAATTTTGCCATTTTGAGGGTCATAAAGAACAATCTTTCCATTAACTAATTTTTCTAAGGTTATGATATGCCCGGAATTTCCACTTTTCCAAGAGAAATCAATATGATATCTTCCTGGTTCTTTTACCAATTCTATAATCTCTTTAGTAAGTGCACTAATATTCTTGCTTTTTAAAGCACCTGTTCTAGTTACATCATATACACCTCCTGCTCTCTTTTTGACAGGTGTTGCCATAGTTTCTGGATCAATCCAAGCCCAATTTGTTTTGCTAGACAGTTCGTAAGGAATATTCCCGGCTTTTTGAAGATTAGGCAATGCTGTTACATCATATCCACGTCGCCTTAATTCGTTTGCAACAACGCATGATTGACAGTTTACACCATATTCATGGCTCTTACTGAAGTTTATATTTCCCTGTAGTTCATTAGCTTCTTCGAAAGTCATTTCCTTACCTCTCTTAATACCAATTTTTTGCTCAATCTTGGTTTGATTGAAGTTTCTCGCAAATCGTTCTTCCCATCTTTTTTGAATATCATTTTTCTCTGCATCAGTTTTGATGCGTTTAGGTCTAGAAACCTTTATAACTTCATTCGTAATAGGTTGGGAAACTATTTCTCTTTGTAGTCCTCCATCATTGGTAAAGTTATCCTTATACCAGAAAGCCGATTGCAATCCATCTTTATTCTCTCTGAC